TAATGCATGTACCTTTCCAAAAAATACAAAACGCTTTTACTAAAGAAGAGTTATTTAATTATCATCACATACAACTTTGTCCTACATGGGGAGATCACATGATGCATCCTCATGCACTTGAAATTGTAGAACACTTTTTAAGCTCGGCTCCAAGAATAATAGTTACTATCAACACTAATGGAAGTATGAGAGATGAACTGTATTGGTGGAAACTTTGCTCTTTAGCCGTAAGATATAAATCACGATATAATGATAGAAGATTAATTCTCGTGTTTGCAGTGGACGGAATAAATCAAGAAATGCATGGTCTTTACAGAAGAAATACTGATTTGCAAAAAGTTTTAGATCACGTAAAAATATGCTCAGAATTTAAAGACAGAGTTATAGTTGAAACGCAGACTGTATTATTTAAACACAATCAAGAACATTTAGAAGAAATTACTAGCTTGTGTAAAAAATATGGATCAGAAAAACATTCATCAGTTATAAGTGACAGGTTTAGAAAAAATAATACGTACACTTTTTATGATGAAAATAACATTGAACTTAGCTTACAAGAAGTAACTAATGATTGGGCAGATAACTTTAAAAAACAAGGAGCTCAAATAAACAAAACTGGAATACCAAGTTTGGTTAGTATGCCAACTTGTGGCTGGTCTTTAACCAACACACTAAATATAAATTTTGATGGAAACGTCTGGCCTTGTTGCTTTTTTGGAAATGCTTCTATAATGGAAAATAAAAAATGGATAGAACATCATCCCTTTGCTCGAAAGTACTATAACTACAATAACAACATTTATGAGAAAAACTTAAAAGATATATTAAGCAATCTATGGTGGAAAGAGTTACCTTACGTTATACAATCTGAAAATCCAATAAGAAATTGCAGTTACAGTTGCTCTAATAAATACGAGAAAGGCCAGTTTAGGCTTACAGAATCTTTATGACGTACTACCCATAGACAAAGCGATTTGAGTAGCTTCTCTAATAGTTTTTGCTTGTCTTAGCTCTTTCTTCTTAGAATGTTTTCTTTCACTTTTAACGCTAGAAGTTTCAAACAAAGCTAGTTTATATAAAAATAATTTTTCTTTGTCTCTTTCGGGATCAAAATCACCAAATAAAAATTGAGCAAAAGCTTTATGAACATCACTGTGTTGCTCGTTAAAGTCATATACCATTCCTCTTTCTTTAGCAATTTTAATCACAGAATCTTCAAACGCTTCGTTTTGTTCTTTGATATGCTTATAAGTGGCTTCGTGTAAGGCATCAATGTCTATAAATTTTAACAAGTGTTCGTAATGTACGTCACCTTCTTTTGCTTCTATGTATTCTACTCTTTCTCGCTTTCCATCAGTCCAAAAAGCTTCAATTGTTGTTCTCGCATCATTTAGAAAGTGAGCTCTGGAGAATTTAAGTTTTGGGTGTATCATCTTTAGCTCCTCGTAATTCTTAAAAAATATGTATTGACAGTTTGAGCAGTACCGGCTGGGAAGTCTTGTGCACGATATACGGCAGAACCAACAGATCCTACTATTCTCGTCTGTCGTGAAGCTGCGTCTAGTCTAGTATCAACCATGCCCGAACCTCTGTTGTTTCCAGTTCCGTTTATGCTATAATTTATTCTAGAACCAACGGTGTTAACTGCATGATGTCGTATTTCTGCTGCTAATATGGCATCAAAAGCTGGCTTTTCATAGTTAGCTATATTGTTTCCACTATCTATCTTAACAGGATTTTGAATAGCAGGAGCAGTTCCAGTCTGATCTGTATAGTGCAAGAAAAAATTATTTATGTCATGCGGTTGATCTCTTGTCTCAGGAATAGATCCTGCCGCGTACGCGGCAGTGTTGGCTCGAGTGTCTGTAAAAACTGGAGTACTTGATATTAATGTGTGACCTGTCTTAGAACTTGAAGTGTCTATTGTAAAAGTTCCATGTTTAGTAACGTGATTACCAACTAAGTCGTCAATGGCTTGTGTAATAAAAGTGTCAAACATGTCTGTCGCAGTCATCGCTTGAATAGTGCCACTACCATCATAGTAAGCTGGATATAACCTATTGTTAGTGTCCGTTGGAGCGCTTAAGCTGGCGTTGACTTGATTTATCTTATCAAAAACTATAGGCGTAACTTGCGGTGCACCACTAGTAGCTGGAAAGTCGCCAGCGTCTCCGTGTGTTGTATCTCCATCACCAGAGCTCTCTTGTGCGATACCAGCTTGTAACCTCGTGTCTGACATAGAACCTAGAGATCCACCACTACTTACGACAGCAAGATTTACGCTCGGGTTTCCGGCAAAAAGAAATACACAGCGACTTTGTATCGCAGTGATCATAGCCGAAGTCATTTCTCTGAGGTTATTACCATCATTATATAGTGGCTTTCTTATCGCCATGGTACTAGGCTCCTGCGCCGTGTATCGTCTTTAACGTGCTTCCTGCCGAGTCTTTTATGAGTAATGTTGATAATGTTTTTAGTTGAGCTGAGCCTACAGCGTCATCGCCTATCTTAGCCTCTGTTATAGCATCTGCTTGTATCTTTCCGGTCGATATAACTAAAGAAGCTAGATGTTCGCTATCTATAGAACCATCAACAAAGTGCTCTGAATTAATAGCATCATCTGCAATCTTAGTTCCATCTACTGCATCCGCGGCTATTCTAGGAGTTGTAACTGCAAGATTCTCTATCATGTCAGTATTAATGGTTCCGATTGGTACAAAAAATCTTCCTTGTGCAGAATCAAAACCTATTCCATTTGCACTATCTTTTTGAAGACTTGCCTTAATTAGTTGTACTACATCAGCAGAGTCAACTTTATCTAATTGCGTGTTGATCTCGTTTATCGCTACTACTAGATTACTTTTAGCCGTTGTAGTTAATGCCGCTTTATCACCGACGTCGCTCGACACCGTGTTTGTTTTGGTAACAAAAGTTGATACCGGATCTGAAAGATTAATTACTGTTACTGCCATCGAGTTTCTCTATTATTTTACCTAACATGTTTTTAATATCACTTACTTCATTCTTTAGATTATTTATATCTTCTTCTTGTTGTTTTCTTAAAGCTCTTCTCATCTTAGCCGCGGCTATCTCTTCTTGATTAACGTTCAAGACCACACCAGTATTTGGATCTTTAACGTATCCTTCATGTCCTTCAATCTTTAAATAACTCATTATACTGAAAGCGCTATCATTCTTAAGTCTTTAATCTTTGGAACTTTCGCATTATTTTCACTTCTCATTACTATCTTAATTTGAAACTTTGTAAATGATTTTAGAGAACCATTTAGTCCACCAATCAGATACCTGTACTCTCTATATACACCAACTCTATTATCTTCAGGATTATTAGTCTCTTCAGCTTGTAAAGTGAAGTCTTTATCTTCTATTATCTCGTCACCAGTGGCTGTTCTAAAAAATACTTGAAAGTCTGTTCCTTTTGGTCTGTTTGCAGTTAAGAGAACTCTAATACCAACTGCGTCATTTTCTAAAACTACAGTTCTTGTTATGTGCTTGGCTGCTGAACTTCCTTCTTTAGCAGAAGTTTCGTTAACAAAGGTAAGTGGCTTGTTAAATCCTTCTAAATTATTTCCAGCAGAATCTTGCTTGTCTATAATATTTTGTATCAAGTGTATTGACGCTCTTTGCATGTCTATCATTGGAGACACCGCCGAGTCAGAGGATCTCATTACAAATTGCATATCTAACGATTTTATTCCTGATCCAATCTTAGTAGTTTCGTTCGCTGGATTAGCTACTACATTGTAGACGTCACCTACGTTATCTTCATTTATTTTTACACCTACAAATTGAGCAATATTTTTTCCAGTGTAAGGAGTTTCAGTACCAGTTCTTGCCGCAAACGAAGTAGAGTTAGTCACTTTAATTGATCCAGTCATGCTCGTTCTATTAGGAGTTAAGTTGATAATGTTTGGATGTATAATACTAAATGGCATCTGAGTTGTGGCTTGTACTAAAGATCCACCACCTATCGCGTTCGAAGTTGCACCAAGGCCAGCAGAGTCTACATTAAAAGTAAACCCTGTCCAATCAGCTGAATCTACCGAGTAACCTGCAGCTTTATTTAAAGTAGCTGCTGAAATTCCTCCAACTGCGGTTGCTCCTGTTATCTTAACGTTATCACCGGGAAGTAATCCAGTTCCATTTTCTAGTACTGTCACTTTAGTAGACCCGCTATCAACGCTAATAGGATCGTTTCTTAGTCTTCTTGGAGGAATTGAAGCGTTATGTAATATGACATTGGCTTGAGTGTGCTGAAATCGAGCTCTATTTATTTTAAAAGCAAGATCTAAGCTCTGTGCTGGAGAAAATGTAACTCCGTTTTGTGTGAAGAACAAACTACCTAGTGAAGGTTGCTTATTTATTCTTTTTTCTGTAGAACCTATGACAAACTCATTTGTTTCAGAAACGAATATCTTATAGTCTTTAGAATCAGCAGTGACAACTAACGCGTAATCTTGATTTCCTTTTAAGTATACTGGTTCGTCAAATTTAAAATTAACTGACGTAGTACAGTCAGCTGATACATTATCTGAATTGTTAAGACCACTTAATAATTTTATAGTCCCAGGTATTATTTGAGATGAAGATGGTAACCCGTTGTCCATTGGCCTGATTTGTATTTGAATTGGAAAATCAGTTGCAACTTGACTAAAAAATAAGTCTACCGAAGTAACGTAGATTCCACTAGTTCTATCTACATAAAATGATTGGGCAATTGGTTGCTTATTTAATTGATACCCTAATGAATTTAATGCCATTCTTAACTCGCTTTTTGTATTTTGTTTATAATTTTCATATTATACCGATATTTGATCTGAAAAAGAATTACCATTGGATGTACTAGATGTGTTGTCAGGTGTGGTACCAATGTCCATTCCGCCGCCTCCAACGTGGCCATGGCCACCTTGAACTGAAGCTTGAGCGTCATTTGAATACATGCTATTGGTATCTGGTGAGGTTTTTGATCCATCTGGTCCATCATCACCGCCATCATCACCACCGTCTCCACCTCTGTTGTAACTTACTGTAAATCCTTGAACGTTTAGAACTCTTGTAGAAGTGTAAGTAGCTTCTTTAGTGTCTAGCCACCCTTTGGCAGTATATGGAGCTCGAGCAATGCAAGCCGCGTCTTTCTCGTTGTCGACACTTATGTCTAATATTTTAAATTCTTTTGTGCCAACTCTAAATTTAGTAGTTGCATTATTTGGTATTATAACGGTTCCTTCAACTGCTCCATTGGCGTCTGTTTGTAAAACACCAGAACCGTCTGGATGTGTTGTAATATTTTTTAAAGTATTTCCAAAATCTTCATCTTTTTGACCGTAGAACTGGAAAGTTTCTTCTCTAGCAAAATCTGATATGTTTACGCCATCGAGAAAAGGAAACACTCTTGTGTTAGGTCTCATTCCCTCGCACTTAAAGTATACTTTACGAGCTCTCATAAAATGTAATAGTGCTACTTGTAATACTCTATCTTCTACTAAATCTAATACAGTTTCTTCACTAACAACTCTGTTTACAGCGTTGCCTATTTGACCAGTTCGAGAACCTATATTTAAGTTTTCTACTGGTATACCAGCCCAGTTCCAACCCCAATTTCCCCAGTTAAAAGCGTTAGCAGTGTTTAATCTAGTTCCACCTGATATAATTTTATCTGGACGTCTATTAGTGTCTCTCCATTCATCAGAAGCTGGAGATAGCGTTATAACGCCGTCATATATGACTACGCTAAATGGATTAACTCCTATTGATTTACTAGCCAAAGTTTGACTTATGTAAGCTGCTGAATCATGTGCTATGTAGATGTTATCACCTTTTATAACAGTCTTAGCCACGCCGCCGTTTGCGGTATTAGAAGCAGCTTGATCGTAAATAAGTTTTACGTTTTGATCTACAAAAGCAGGCCTTAAGCACTTGTCTATTGGATCTATAGATGCTCGATAATCTGGTAAGAACGTAGCAGATCTAGTATGGTCTGTAAAATTATCGACGACAAATCCTGCTTTTGTTCTATCGTTACCCGCTGAGTCTAATACTTGAAAGTGTCTAGTGTCTATTTCTAAAGCACTTAATGAAGCAAATTCTTCTAATTTACTAACTCTATTTTCTAGCACTCCTATGTCTTTCATAGTAAATCTTTTATGTTCTATCTTTCTCATAAAAGTATCAGAGTCATTTAAAGTATTTGCGTTTAATCTTATATCATATAAGCCTAAAGTCTCGTCTGGTCTGTTTGGAAACGCTGGACTAAATGCAGAGGTTCCTCTTACAAATCTAATTATACCTTGTTTATCGATTACTAACTTTCCTGAATCAGCTAAGTGATATGTGATATCAGCTTCTACTGAAGTCCCGGGTTGTGGCAATTCTTGTACAGAAGCTCCAGAGCTCGAAAACTCACTGTCAACTCCGCTCTTAACTGATCTAAAATCTAGTGCGTTAAATAGCCTGATAACATCACCAGTGTTTCTTCTAAAACTTGGAATCTTATCATAGGTAACAGGATCTGAGTAAGACTGCGCTGAGAAAAAATCTCCTGCAGTATGTTCAAAATATCTAAATGTAATAGTTGAACTATCTGCTGGAGCTGTTTGACCCGCGATAAGATTTAAAGCTCCAACGTCATAGTGATTATCTCTTTGTCCATTGTCTAATCTGTATCTGTTTAAAAAACTTACGTTACTATCATCGTGCTTAACGTGTGCTGTCACGTCAAAAATATCTGGCTTACCTAATTTTATTTGAGATAGACTTCCAGCTACTGAGATAGTTCTAGTGGTTAAAGTTTTATTTTTTATTGTCGCTGAGCCTTTTCTAACGTAGGCTAACACTTCATAAACTCCAGTAGATGCTGGTAATCCAGAAATAGATGCAGAAGTACTACCACCGTCGCTTATTGTCAACCCACTTGTTATTATATCACTATCTACTGAAGATACTATCCAATCACCTGTGTTATCATACGTCTCGTTAGATGCTCCGCTTAAAGTAGGAAGTGATACACTACCACCAGTTGCTGTTAATTGATGCCTTCTTTGAACTGTCATAGATATGCTTGATATGGCTGCCGGTCTTGGCTTTGATAGTGCAAACACTGAAGTATTTTTATCAGTTTCTTTTAATATTGTTTTTGGTGGAGTACCTTCTCTTTCTGGCTTAAAATAATTTGTTGCACTAGTTCCAATACTTTGAACGTCTCTAAATGCTTGGCCACTGTTCATCTTTACGTCAAACATATGAAAACGATATTTAGAGCCATCTTCAGTTACAGCTTTAACTCTTGCAGTTCCTATAGTAGTACCACTTGCAAAAACCGCGCTATCTTTTAAATTTAATTTTTCTAGTGTAGTTATGTTTGGAGTATTACCGCTGCTGTCTAATGCAGGATTAACTATAACGTAGTTTCCATAATTGACACCTACAACGTCGTTATCAATCAATTTAGTGTTAATTGGTTTTCTTAATCTTATAGTAGTTGGGAAATTTCTTGCAGCTCTAAATCCATCAACCACTGCTACACCGTCACTTACTTTTAGCAAGATATGAGTATTTTCAGAGTCTAGTTCGAAGTTTGCAGTGTAAGGCTTTACTATGTAGTCTCCAGAATTTTCAGCTATTCTCTTTGCTATAATTTCGTTTGGTATGTTAAAAGCGTCAATGGTATCATTAGCAGAAAATATTACACCTTCAACTATTTTAGCCACTGGAACAAAGTTATCACTGGCAACTGTCTCGCTTTCTAAAGCTAAAGTTAATTTAATTCTGTATCTATCGGCTCCGGGAGCAGAGGTGTTTGGAACAGCACCTTGATTATCAAACAATCCTGTATCATCAGTGACTGTGACTATGTCTTCTACAGCTTTATATCCAAGAACGTCATCTAACTGATCTGTGTATTTTGATATAACTTTTGATTGATCTTGAGTAAATACAAAATTACCTCTAGCATAATAAACACCTGACTTTAAAGTTCCAAGTATACCTACGCCAACTGCTGGATTTACTCCAATTGTATTAGTAGTTTGCACATTTAAAGTTTGACCAAGCGCAGTTCCTGTGCCAGTTAAAGTTCCTCCTGCGGTAACTCTTATAGTGTTGGCTCCTCCAGAAGTTCCTGTATTAACGTACTGAACGTAAACAGTACCTGGGTCAGATAAACCTCCATTAAGAGGAGAAATTTTTGATCCATCTGCTGCTATATATTCTAAAACTTTTACTTGTAAATTTGTACCAGTTTCATTAAAAACTGCGCCGATCCAAGTTGAGTTATTAGTCACGTCTGTTGATGGATTTAATTTTATAAACTCGTATTTTGCTTGAAGATTAGCTCCACCGGGTTTTACAACTGCTCCTTCTTTAAATATGTTATCGCCAAATCGTTGAATTTGTGTTTGAAGAATAGTTTGTATTTGTGTTAGTTCTCTTGCTTGTAAAGCTACTCCAGTATTAAATAGTATCTTATGATAGTTGTCACTATCTCTAAAATCATCTTTATACGTAGAGGAAAAAGTATTACTAGTTAATGTAGTCGCCATCTTTATACCTTATAATGTTATTACAACTTTAAGATCTTCTGTCTGGTTGTTATTTCTTTGTACCGGTGCTCTATTTTCTATATATAGAATCTCTCCACTAAATTTATCAATGTCTCCGTTTCTTAAAAAACCATTGGCAGAATCTAAAGTAGCGGAAGTACCGCTTCCTGTAACTACTTCTCCACCCGCAAATGGTTTGAATCCAGTTGAATCGTTTTGATGAAACCAAACTCTCGAACTATCAGTAGTATCAACTACTGCTTGCGCTCCATTTGCTCCAGTAATTATAGCATCTTTTGAAAACGTTGGATTACTCGTAAAATTTAAGTACTGTAATATTTTTCCACTTGTTCCAGTAAAAGCTACTACTCCAGCAGAATCTTTTAAATTTCTCATTATAGCAACTTGTCTAAAATCTTGATCTATAATAAATGATGAACCTCCTGTAGTTTCACCACTTACGGCTTGAGTAGTACTTTCAGTACCGTCAGGTTTAGCATTAAACATAAGTGAAGTTGATAAAAGCTCGTTTCTAGGATCTGCTCCTAGTCCACTATCTGGTCCAATCACAGCTCGAGCAGTTGCAATGTTAGTCCCGCTAGCTGGATTAGCAACGGTTATGCCAGCAAAGTTATAACCATGGCCAAATTTTAAACAGCTATCAGTTGAAGAATCTAATTCTATTTTTGTTACTGCGCCGCCACTTACTGTTCCTGTAGCTGTAGCTCCTGTTCCATTACCTGTTATTGTTACCGATACAGTACTTCCGGTATATCCACTTCCGTTATTAATCATCTGTATTCCAAGAATTTGACCGGGCGATGCCGCATTTTGAACAGCATCTTGTACGATCTCAGAAGTTGTCAAGGTTCTTCCAAGTTCTGAAGAGTCTAAAACTTTTTCTACTGGAACAAAGTTAGATGATAAAAATTTACTAGCTCTTATCGCACTTAAAGAATATAAAAACTTCCATACATATCCATCTGAAGTTTTAAATGGTTTCGTAGATGTTCCAGTTGGTTTTACAGTAGAAGTGTTTGGATTTCCATTGGTATCTTTACTTTGTTGTAAACAAATGTAAACTTGATTGTCTTCTGTTAGTACGTAGTAACTGGTATTAGGTATCTCTGTAAAGTTGTCATCGAATGCGTTGTAAATACCCGGTGTCCAATTATAACGCGGAATGGTAAAAGAAACGTCATTAGTCTTTTTAAGAGATTGTAAACCAGATCTAAGTTGTCTTACGTCTCTTAAAGAATCTTTAGGTGTAGGAACATTTTCAGCTGAATCCCACTGTTCAGATTTTCCTATTCCAATATAAAACTGATCACTGTCGTTTGACACGTCTGTAAATATTTTTTGTATTAATTTTTTCTTAAATACGTCTGTGATAATTGCTGGCATTTTCTATTCCTATGATATTGTTATTCCGCCGGCGGATGAGTCTCTCATTCCAAACCCTAATAAAAACCAATTTGTTCCGTCCCATATACACTCAGCTGATCTGTTTTGTACTAGTGCAAATGACGTTCCATTAGCGAACGGTGACGGAGTAACTGTCATAGTACCGGCACCTTTATTACTAAAAATTTTATGTTCACCAATTGTTGTTCCTGCTGCTAAACTTACAGCTAACGCAGATCCTTTGTTACCTATAATAAAAGTATGACCAGTGCTAGCTGCTCCATTTGCAGTAATTGTTGATGAAGAGTAAGCCGCTTTTGCTATTTCCACAGATCCTACACCTTTTCCAGCTAACATCAAGTTTACGTTACTAGAATCGCCTGTAGCTGATATTTTTGGATCTGTATTAAATATTCCATTTGCGATAGTTATATCATTTACAGCGCTTCCAGTGGCTGTAATTTTTATAACTTCATTACCATTGGTATCATTTATTGAAGTACCTATAACTGGACTTGTTAAAGTTTTATTCGTAAGAGTTTCTGTTCCAGTTAATGTAGTAATGTTATTATCTGACAATGCCGTATTAAACTGAGCTGTAGTTCCTGTTAAAGTATTACTTGATAGGTTTATAGTTTTATTTGTTAAAGTGTCAGTAGTATCTTTAAAAACTACAGTTCCCGTAGCGTTAGGTATTGTTACTATTCTGTCAGCAGTTGGATCTTCGGCTATGAGTCTTGTTTCGAACGCATTTAAAGTGTCTCCTTCAAATAATACCGAACTATCTTGAAGCTTTACTTTTGTAGCCAAAGTACTACTATCGCCTTCTGCTCCTAAGAAGTTATATAGTTCTATAAAATTATCATTAATCTTTCCACCAGCAGTGCGTAAAGTATCGCCTGTACCGTCGTTTGCCGATGAGCCTGTATTAATATTTTGTCTTGTCATTTTTTATCCTAAATAATAGTTCTATTTATACTAGAAAGTTGAGTCAATTAAGTAATTTCCGAATATTTCATTATCCATTGTCTCTGTAGCCAATGAGAAGTCTGGTGTTGCGTTTGCTGCGCTGTCTCTAATATTACTATCGTCAAAAGTAAATGAGTTTGGAGTAATAAGTTGTGCAGTACTTGAGTAAAACTTATCTAATTCAGCTGGAGTAAGATTTTGATAAACACTTACTAACTGATCTAAGCCCATTCTAAAATCAGCCGTTCCATTGTTGTCTGAATCTATCAATGCAGTTAATTGTACAAATGGAGCTACTGGTGGATTAGAAGCTTGACTTATAAAAGTTATCGCACCAGAATCTTCATCATTAAGAAAACCTTGAGCTGTTATATTATTAATTGCTTGGGTGTCTGAAGTTATTTCTCCTGCAAAAAAGAAACCGGCCGGATGAATAAATTTTTTATATAATGCTTCCCAAGTATTACTAGATAAAGCTGTTTTTATTAATATAGAAAAAACCTGAAATAACTTACCATTTTGTATGACTTTTAAAGATTCAGGTCCGATTAATGAAGCTGGAACGTTTGAGTCACCAGCTCCTATGATAAACAAATCATCTTTTGGATATTCTACTACTATCTTATCTTGAAAAAATAATCTAAAAAATTCTTCAATTGAAAACCTCGTGCCTTTATTTCTTTGTAGTTCCGCAAGTCTTCTGACTGCATACCTAGGATCTGTAAAATTATTACCATTAGGTAAACCAGCAGAAACTTCAGATATTAAGTTATCTAACTGCGGTGTAGCACCAGCGTCTCTCAACGCAAATAATTGCCTTATGTCATTTCCAAAAGATGTAGTTCCGTCAGAATCAAGTTGTTTGTAGTAAGTTTCTAAAAAGTCTACAAACTTAGTAAAATCACTAGTGATATGCTCAGGTAAAGCTTCACTTACTTTTCTATTTAAAAAGTTTCTATTTCGACGATTATAGTGATAATTAATTGGCATCTTACAGTGTTACTAATGTGTTTTGGTTGTCTATTACCGCGGTTGAAATTGAACCAACGGTGTCAATATCAAGTACGTAATTACGTAAAGGTCTTATAGTACCTTGATTTGCTGGAACAGCGTTTACTTTTAAAAAATTTCCTTGAATAGCAGACGGAGCAAATCCAGTGAGCGTGACTAAACCTTGAGTTTGCGAATACGATCCAATGTTATCTACTTGAATAGTTCCATCTTGATCTACTACTTCTAACTTGTTACTGTTTAAAGCATTTCTTATGGAACAAGTTCTACTGTTAAGAGTAAATAAAGAACTTGTTATAATTCTATTAACGTCGTCAGGTTCTGCTATAGTAGTTGGAAAAGTTATTGAATATGTCACAGACTGATTTATATCGATCGCCTGCTCTCTTTGCATTTTAACATCCATACGAGAGTTAAGAATGGCAACGTCCAAAGCATCAATAGCTGTCAATAAATTAGATCTTCTAAAAACTTTATTAAACTTTTTTAAGTTAGTTGAAAAGAAAGAATTTATAGTACCTTGAACTAAATTCTCAACTGATTGGGATGTAGAAGATGTTAAATCTGGATCTAAATTAAAAAATGTAGACAGCGTAAGTTTAGTAGTTATAGCATCCGCAAACGCTAAATCTATCGACATAATAGCTAAATTTTCAGATAAATCATTTTTTATTCGGTTTTTAACGTCTTCTCTAGTAGAATTGTCTATATTGCTTTTAAACTTAAGTCCGGCAAAAACTCTTCCATATATTTGCGGAACGTTGTCATGACCGCCCCAAGCTATTACATCATCTAAAAACGTTCCAAAGTTAGCTAATATTTGAGCTCTATAATCATCTGCAGTTACTAATCTTTTTTGTGAACTAAAAGCGATAGGCGCATTTCTTCTTATTGATTCTATAGATTCTTTAAAAGCGCCGCCAGCTGATGCAGAGCTTGTTGTAGCCGTTAGAGGATAGTTTACGCCAAGAACGCTTAAAGCCACGCTTGTAGTAAAAGTTTTCGCACCATTTGCTACAGCTCCTTGTGTTGATAGATAGTCAACTACTATTTTATTTCCAGCAACAGGAGTTTTACCAGTGGTTAAGCCATCACCAAATATTAATTCATAAAATCCGTTTGGCACTTCTTTTATTTGAAATAAAGCAGAATCATCTGTAACTCTTACAGCATCTTGTATGTTTGTATAAGTTGTAAAAGTAGTACCTGTCAACGTGTCAAAGACTCTTACTCTTATAGTAGAAGTATCCATAGTGACATCTGGTATTACATAAACCTGAGCATCTGCTTTTTCTCCTACTATAAAAGTTTTGATTTTTTCAGTTCCTTCAAAAACTGGAATTTGAGATACGCCATCACTAGTTTGAAACTCATAAGATCCAGTGCCATCATCTGAAGCTACAAAATTTTGTCTAGTTTGAAAAGTATAACTTACGTCATCAACACTTGCTGTAAATATAGCACCTCTTTCAAGAGTAACGCTTGTAGGTCTAGGCTCTGTTGTTATTAATATTGATAGATTTAATTTGGCTTGAGAAGAGGTGTATGATGTTGGAACATATCCTAAAGTTTCTGCATGAGCTACTACAGAACTTCTTAACTGAGCTGTGTTTATAAAACTTTCATTTAAAGCAAAGTTAGCAGTTAATCCGTTAAAATGAGAGTTAAGTGCTAAAACGTCTAATAAGTTATTTAATCCTGAAGCTTCAAAGTTATAATCTTGAAACTCTGTTTGTTCTTTAAATTTTTCTTTTAACTTATTTTTAATAAAGTCAAAATCTAATTGAGTTGATTTAATTGTCGTTGCCATTACCTTAACCTCGTTAGCGATACGTCAACAAAAGCTTCTTCTGACGTGTTAATTACTTGAAAAGTCACAGTAACTTTTACCTCGTTAGTATCTGGACTTATAACATTTTTTATGTTTAAAACTCTTGCGCGTGGCTCAAACGTTTCAATTGCTTTTATTATATCATCTTCTAAAGTGTCATCATCTATATCGCTACTAAGTCTAAATAGCATAGAGTTTAGATCAGCTCCAAACAATGGCAAAAATGGTTTTTCTGAAAAATTAGTTAGTAATAAATTTCTTACCGCTTGTTTTACTGCTGCCGAATGCGATTTTTTAAATATATCTCCAGAACCTTTTTTTGCAAAAGAAAGGTCTATATCAGAATATTCTTCTCTTCTGGAAGTAAGAATGTTCTTAGTACCTATATTACCGTCTTCAATTGAAAAAGCTCTTGATGGCATTTAAAATCCTTTTTGTCTATTTATATCAAGTATTTAAAGTTTCTAAATTTTCATTAGGAACTACTACTTCTAAAAGTTCATTAGTGGTTTGAGAAGCGTTATTAAATCTTGTTTCTACTTCATTTTTATAAGTCACTGTCCAAGGCGCAACTATTTGTGGCATAATTAATATTACGCAAGCATGTAATGATTCATCTGGATTATAGTTATCATAATCTAAAATCAGTCTATCAAAATCTAAATGGTCTTTCCAAAATACAGCTAAATCAAAAGTTTTTTCTAAAGCAATAGCTCCGTTTATATCTCTTAAAGCATAAACAACTCCTTGACCATTAGTTAAAAAATGATTTACGCCGGTGCTGACGTCTAACTTTTCATTAGGCCCTGGAATGTATAGGCCTTCTTGAACTTCAAGTCTAAAATCTTGAAATTCTTTTGTACTCTTTGGATCATTTATAGTTCTCATTGCTTCTGCATGCAACGTATATTGTTTTGCAAGTGTTTTTTTATCAGCACTGGATAATATATGATGCATAGTAACTGGATCTCCATGGCTACCTAAAAATTTTGCCATTGTTATCCCTGGTGCCAATCTTGTTCTTGCTGTTATCTTATCTTGAAAAACCGGATTAAATTTTGCGCTTGGAACTATATCTGTTGTAATTGTTGCCATGTTATTCCTTATGTAAACAAACTTATAAATCCATCTTGACTACCGATAGATTCTGTGCCTCTTTTTGGAGTCTTCTCTGGACCTACGACTCTTCCAAATTTTGGCACCACTGGCACTGCAAAGTTAGAAGATATTATTCCTTCAGTGACTAATGCTCCAGTAAAAGCTTGATTCTTTAAGTTATTAGGATCTCTTAGCTTTGATCTTGCTAATGCTGTAGACAAGTCAACTGAAGATATTCCACCGTAATTTTCTGCTCTGTTAACAGCATTTTTAAAGTCATCAAAAGGATCTATATCTAGTCTTCTTATGCCTAAATCAGTTTGATTTAAATAATCTAACATCACAGTGGCATTTGGTTGGCCAGGGTTTGAATCGGCAGCCGTTGTAAAAGTTACGGCATCTTGTGAACTTCCTGCAGCTGGTCCTACAGCAGCTGTGGCTGCTTTACCAGCAGTATTAGCATTACCTGATAAGTTACCATTAAATGTTGGTGCAGTCATTCCTACAGCGGCGATAACGCCTTGCGAAGCATGAACTGAAGTTGCATTGATTCTTGGTATGTGCGCAGTATGACCGTAATGAATTATATTAGCACCACCAACGGTACCACTATCTCCAATAACAGTTAATGACGAAGCTGCCATGTTTATATCAAGAGAAGATATTACTATTCCATTTTCAGCTGTTAAGATAGCTTCATCACCAACCGACACTTCTGACGTTCCTTGAATGTCGTGCTCAAGATTACCTTTATGAGTTAAAAAAACGTTTCCTAGTATAGTCTCAGTCTTTGTGCCAAGTACTGTTTCAGCATTATTACCTTGAACAGCTATATCTTTATTCTTCGCTATGTCCGTGACTTTATTTCCTTTTATGATTTCATCTATATCACCTGCAACGCTAGTAGTAAAGTTGCCACCAACTTGTAAGTCAAAATCACCGGCAACTTTCATTTTTAAGTTGCCGTTGTAGACCAGTTCGCCGTCGCCTTCAACTATTACTTTTTCGTCAGATGCTGTTATACGAATAGTATTTTCAGTAGAACTATAAATGACAGTTCCGTCAGCTCGCATCTCTACACCAGAACCACTCTTATGTCTGAACATCATTCTTTCTCTACCTGCAGTGTCGTCATATTCAACTACATGTCCAGATATTGTTTCTTTAACTTGGTTTAACGGGTATTGAGTAGGAGCTTCTGTTTTAAGTTCTAAGTCCATACCATCAGTAGAACCACCTAAGTACACGTGTGATTCTTTAGCTCCAGTGGCTTTGTTACCTACACTAGTAGTTCCAACATATTCTGGTCTTGGAAATATTCCATCCGGATCAGATCTGCCATCAGTATTTTTTCTGGCAGATTGAAATGCCGCATCATCTATGAACTTATCTTGATTTTGTAATTCTTTTCCCATTTATTATCCTACTGGAATTTACTAAATAAATTTTTTGCTATACCTTCTTTTTGCGATAAAGTTTGACCCGGTGCGCTTTGTAATGAATTTACTATGCTGTCTATCTTTCCACCAGATCCTTTTACTAAATTTTCTAAATTTCCTATCTTAGAATCTTTTAGAGCTTTACCAATACCTGCTGGTAACTTACCAGCTGCATCTAATTCATCTATTTTACTATTCATGTTATTTATTGCAGTTCCAGTTTCATTTTTAAATACGTTCTGCGCATTTGCAGCATCTTTTTGAAAAGCTTCTGATTCTAATCTTTGAGCTATATCAGTATTTATTTGATCTATATCAATTGGAAACGACCCGCCTTGAGTTGACTTTGCTATCTTGTTTGGCTTTGTCATAGCTAATTGTTTTGGATCTGGCATTTCTTCTAAGTCTGAAGGCGATGAAGTTAAAAATTCTACGTCATGTATCGACTTTACTACTTCTTTTGCGTTAAACCCTGGACCATCGTACTCTGGATCAACTTCAAAATCAGAAAAAACTTGACCAGCTGGAAAAACTCTCAACCACACTTTTATTATTATGTTAAATGATTCCATTTGTTTTGGAGTAACTGGTGCTGTGTCACTGGCTACAAAAGCGACTTTAACTCCTGATAAAGCATATTGAGCATAGTCTTTGTTTCTAGTAACGTCTAGTGGCCTTCCCTCTTGTATATCACCGTTTCTTAAAACCACATAATGAGGTTGTATTCCAAACTCTCTTGGCTTAATACTTATTCTTTCATCAGCTTTTTCAGCGCTCCCTAATGTTTCTACAAGATTACTTCTATCAAATATTTTAGTTAACCTATGAACTTCTGCAGCATCTACTTTACTTGGTGAGCCAACTAAGTGTTTTGTCCAACCAAATATAATACACCCTATCTTATCTGCTCCTTTTTTAGTAGATCTAGGACATTTTTTAAATTTTCTGTACAGTTCATCTGGAGAAGCTATCTTTCGAAAAACATAGCTTGAAGGCGTATTGAATCCTGCAAAACCGCTTGCTGAAGTGGAAGAACTTACTGCATTAGTAGGAACTGCAGACGTCACTTCTCCTTTACTTAAGTTGCTTCTTATGTTAGTATTTAAGCCTTTATCGATTAAGTTCTTAACTTTCTCAGGACTGAACTTAGCACCTTGAACTACTTCTGTTATGTCTCCTGAACCAGTTCCTAATATACCTTTAGCTTTAGCCAACAACTGAGCTCCAAAATTAACATTAGGCCTTCCTATTCCGCCAAAAGGAGATAGTGGATCTAACTGAGCTCCAGCGTTATTTAATTCTTCTTTTACTTTAGCTCTATATATTTTTTGAACTTCATTGTTAGCTTTTAACTTTGGATCGTTTTGAGGTTCTAGAGAAACTTCGGCTTTAGACGCATTTAATGCTACTTTTGAAATTAAAGTATTTAACTTTTTATCACTAAATGTTGGAAAGGTTTTCTTTGTTATTTTTTTAGTTGAACTCGCATTCATTTGAGTAGTAAATTTTTTAAGAAATCCAGAAGCTCCCTTACCTCCAGTGATAGCTTTTATACTTGATAACTGACTAGAGATTCCTTTTGCAGATCCATCACCTAAGTTTTGAGTAGCCTTTGCCAGCATTGGCCTCTTAGTTACGCCTTGAAAACTTTTTGCAAAGTCTTGTATTCCTTTAAAACCACCGGCCTCTCCAAAGTTTTTAGTACTTACTCCCTCTAAATTTATCTTGTCAAACTGTAAGTCTTTTATTAATGCTTTTGACTGAGCCTCCATTTGAGAAGACTGAGCCGCCATGGCGTCCGCAACGTCTTTACCAAGTTCAGCTTCTACTTCTTCTCGCGTGGAGTTTCTTGTGTAAAAGACTTTTACTTTAGCATAAAACCTGTCAAGTACTACTTCAGATACAGGGCCTGCTGGAGATGAAGAAGTACTAACACTCCATTTTCCTCTTCTTAAAGTTGTAAAGGCAAAAGAACTTTCTCTTTCTTTAACTTCTACTTTAGTAACTTCAGGATTTGGACCCGCGTCATCTGGTAGATTTACTGTTTTTCCCGCACCATTTATAAAATCTGACATTATTTCTTACTCCTGCGGCAACTGGCCATGCTTAAATTTATTAAATACTTCATCGGCATTTTTTATTCTTTTGGCAATACTTTTTGATGGTTGATAAGGCTCAAACTTAAATCCTTCGGCTCTCTCATAATAATCAAAAGCTTTTGTAGCTTGTTCTACAGTTAACGTACTTTCTAGTTTTCTTCTCGCTGTCTTTTCTGAAGTTGCTAACTCAAACTTGACAAAATGGACTTGTGCATATAAAGATTTATAATCTAATTTTCTCATTGAAGAAAAATTAATAAGTTCTGCAAGCCTAGACTTATCATACCCACCTTTAGCTTGTGGATTCCATTGCGCAATTCCAAAGCCTCGTATTTCTGTGCCATCAGCCAGCTTAATTTTATCAGTGCCTGACACGGCATCTATTTTTATATCACCAGATTTAGTTCTGCCAGCTTCTTGCAAAAAGTGGCCACACATGGCTGCGGCTTGATGCTCTTTATATGGACCGCCTTTTTCTGATACAAAAAAATTAAATATCTTTTCTAAATTGGTAGTTCCTACAAGTTCAGAATCTAAATTATCTAGTCCAGTTTGTTGAAGTGCAACACTTTGTATATTATTTTGTGAGGTTTCTCCAGCGTCGTTTACTTCATTTTTAAAAGTTTCTATCTTTGGTATAGATCCAAGAACTAACGGCAACTGAGAATTTTTGCCATCTAAAAATATACCAAACACTTGTGCTCTTACTTTCAATTGGCAGTTTGCTCCAATACCAGAACTTCCACCTTCTGTTACAGGTATCGATACTTGAGCCCATGGCAAATCTGGAGTATCAATATCTTCTGTACTAGTTCCATGTATTCCATGTATTCTTACTCTAACTCTGTCTAATTGTAAAGGATCATTATTATCAACTATTACGCCGATAAACCATCTTACAGAATCTCCATAAAAATCCATCATAACTCAAACTCTCCTCCAAAAGAACCTAGCTTACCGCATAATAACTTAGTGCTAGCTCCAGTTCTGGTTATCGTGTGTCTTGCCGCACATACTATATAGTCACCAGATTTTTTATGATCTACAACAGGCCTAGTTTCTTCTTTAATTGGATTAACATCTAAAAATATTATTCTTATCAGTTTTCCTAACGTATAGTTTGCATCACCAGTTAAAAATTCTCTACTTTTTACTGTTATCTCTAAAGGAGATTTTCCTAAAAAGTTTTTTAAAGATTTGCTAATAACTTTTCTTTTGTGCGCAAAAGAATCAGTTTCACTTGCATAACTATTATTTCGAGTTCTTCCTTGTATATAAGCTCCATTTGAAGATATTTCTGTTTTTACTTTTGAATTGTATTTTGTTAACAAGTCACCTTGAACCGCATATTCAGTTCCGTAAACGTGTCTTTTGTTAGATCCACCTAATCTATTGTCTCTTGCTAGTCCTCTAAAAACATCTAGTTCTACGTCAAAATGAGATACTTGTGGCAATCCAGTAAGAGTATCAAGAAAAGAATATTGAGCTCCTACTAAACCATCTTCAATTAATTTAACTAAATTCTCTCCATCTTTGTATGAAAATTCTTGAATTGCGTAAAATTTTCTCATAGCATCTGCATCTGAATTAACGCTAGGAGCGTACACGTAAGGCATATCTACGTTAATTGGAACTTTTTCGTCTAGTATTGTTCCAAGACTTTTTAAAACTAAGTTATCAAGAGCCATTGTAGAGAAAAGATAATAAGGCATTCCGTCGATAGAACTCATTCTGCTTCTAAGCCACAAGCAAGCTTCAATGGGATGCATGTTTGGAACTATAACTTTCATATCAGTAATAGAATCTTGATCTGTAACTGCCACTGATTTTTTTAAAAAACTAGTTAGTATGGATGAGATAATTTTAGAAGGAGCTCCAGTGTAAGCTTTATTTACGTTTTGAACAGTAGATTCTAACATGTGATATTCTGTGCAGTTAATCAATACGACTTCGCCTCTTTCACCAGATCTTACTATGCCTTCTATTTGATCTATTACAAATTCTTTTTTTATGCTAAATCCACTGTTTCTAGCTTCACCATGAATTAACTCTAAAGTTAGTTTTTCTCCTCCTTGAAAGTCTATTCCTTGTACTAAATTAGATTCGTCTACGAATGATATTCTAGCAGTGACATACGGCTTTTCTATGTGCTCATAAAGAACCATATCGGTGATAAGGTTTCTCATGTCTATGAGAACAGATAACCTGTCACTAGAGATTTCTGCTTTGTTTATGATAAATTCTGATTGAGTCTCAATCGTAAATTCAGACATATTATTCTCTCATGGCTTTTTTATAACTAGAAATCAGTGTACCTATTAAAGATGGTTTTATTATCTTAATACTTCTTAAACTTTCATTAACATTAAGATAAACTTCTTCAAAGGTTCTTTCAGTTAATTGAGCTCCCGGTGCTAACAACCCTTGAAAGGTTGGCGAAGTAGCGTCACTATCAATTCCTAAGTCGACTTGTTGACCACTTTCATTTATATAGTGACTGGTAGATTGGTATTCTGGAGCACTAGATATCGCAGTGATATTTTCAGTTACTCCATTAGAATTTACAGATTGAATCTGTTCTCCAGTTGACGTAAAAGAAACAGAACCTTTTACAACAATTTGACCAAAATTTAAATTACGTCTTATTATAGTGCCACTTGCTCCAGAAAAGTTACCTGTGACCACTTGACCTACTTTAAATTTATCAGTAATTTTATCTCTAGTGTGTATTACAGTATTTGGAAATATCTTTTTTGTATACGCTTCAAGTTCTGGTCTTGTCAGCGGCCAACCTTGTTCTCTTAAATCGTCGTTCAGTATATAAAATGTCCAATAATATAATGGAGTACCATATAATTGTAAAGAAACTTGGTCTGGTCTGAATCCTTCTTGTATAGTATGAAAATTATAAAATAACAAATTATCTTTTATTTGATCTACGACATCAGCGTATCTTGAAATATCTTGAAATACTACCGGATCAACTTCGTCACCAAATGAATAGAGTAAAGTTTGAAATTCTGAAAAGTATTGCATTAAAAACCGTCCTTTATATCTTTCTTAGTGAGTGTTTTGTATTCTACAAAACTAAGATTTAAATCTATTTCACTGGCTTGACCATCTCTTCTAAAAGTTCCACCTGTTGGATTTATTGTGTGACTTACATTTCTTAAGTAGCAAAATTTTATTTGTGGTAATTTTTTATTTTCATCGCCTCTGTATTTAAAAGTTATCTTAAAAGCGTTAGGAAATTTAAAACCTAAATCAGCAGAAACTCCATTTCCAACATTTGCTGCTAAAGTATCAGGGTACATTTGCGATCTAAAATGTTTAACTATATTTCTTACAGTTTCAGCTTCAGCAGCAGAATCAGCGATCATTTTAAATTGAAACGTAAATTCTCTTAACGCCACTCCTCTAAATAAAGCTCTTATGTTTGGATTCACTACTACTCTGTTTTGTAAAGTCAGAGCATTTTTAATTCCAGTCGCTCCTGGGAGAGCTCCTATACCATTTATCAATCTTGCTGATGCTAACCTTACAGCACCTTCTCCTAAGCTATTGTTACCTTTAAAAAGATCAAACACGTTATTTGTCGCCGCGTTTACAGCCTCTAAAGTTGAACCTAGTGCACCGAATCCAGCTTCAGCAGCGGCAGTTGCGGCCGCTCCGGTAAATCCTAATGCCGCGTTTCCATCATACTGTGCGTTATCTACAAACTGTAATTGTAAAGGAAAGTACATGTCCACTATATCAGCTCCCGCAACAGGCTGAAATTTTACTCCACCTTCAAGAACATTAGCGGCTGCTTTTGTAAAGTTGTTATCTAAGAAAAAAGCTTTAAGTGCAGAACCTTTATCTTTAATTCTTTCTTTGACAAAACCAAAGGCAGAAGTGTTACCACCTCCGCCTTTTGTGGTATTAGCAGATGCTATCGCAGCTAGTTCTGGGCCGTCTATACCACTTCCTTGTATCCTAGCATTTCCAGCAGCAATGGCTCTCTCTGCGACTTCAAGAGCCTCGTCGTCATCTCCTTCTAGTGCAGAACTTGTAGTAGCCGGACCAAGTGAAGCCTCCGCGTCATTCGCAAAAAATGCATTTGTTCCTTTTGGAGCAACATTATCTTCTAAAGTTTTAAGGTGGCTCTTGCTATCGGTACCGGGTTGATTTGGCTGCAAAGAATACATTCTAAAAGTAACCCTTGCTTGATATGCTGGATTTCCTGTGCCGGCAGGATATTGTAATGTTTGTCCAACTTTTTTAAGACTCTGAGTTGATTCTTGTACTTCTTCTGTTCTTTCTGATGCTGAACTGTTAGTTATATTTTTAGCTAACCTAGATAGACTACCTTGTGCATCATTTGAATGAGATATTAGTTCTCCACTAGGATCTCTTTTTAGTATTCCACTCTTAACAGCTGGAAAATTAAATGGTGGCATAGCATTTCCTTATAGATAGTATTATTAAGTTTTATTTTTCTATTTATAACAGATATCATGGTTTATTCAGGCAGATATTCAATCAAAAATCCTAGTAAATATACCGGAGATGTCGCTAATATAGTATATAGGTCGCTTTGGGAGAAGGCAGTTTTTATGTGGTGCGATGGTAATCCTAAAGTTAAAAGCTGGAGTTCTGAAGAAGTAGTTGTTCCGTATTACTATGAGGTCGATAAAAAGTATCATAGGTATTTTGTTGACATGAAAATAACTTATGATGACAATAAAACAGTACTCGTAGAAATAAAGCCAGAAAAAGAAACTGTGCCACCTACTGGAGAAAAAAGAACTAAGAGATATATTACTGAAGGTTTAACATATATAAAAAACATGAACAAATGGCAAGCGGCCAACGAATACGCAAAAGACAGAGGATGGGAGTTTCAAGTGTGGACTGAAAAAACACTACAAGAAATGAAACTTATGAAAAAACCAGTCCCAGGTAAACTTAAATCATTGCCAAAGCTTAAACCATTTAGGCGCAAAAAGCGCAGAAAAAAGTTATAAATAGAATCATGAGTAATCTATTTCAAAAATTAGAACTTGAAGCTTTTAGAAAAGGTATCAATCCACGCACACAAGAGTCACGTGAATGGTTTAGAAAAAGAGTTCAACGATTAACACGTGTTAATCGAGATCAACTTATGAGAGAACCTGAAGTAACTCGAAGAGCTACGCACGGTTATGGTGGAATGTTCATGTATTTTTATGATCCAAAGCATAAAGACAAACTTCCATACTATGATAGGTTTCCGTTAACTATACCAGTTGAACCGGCAAAGGGTGGATTTCGTGGAATTAACTTACATTATCTGCCACCGGTACTAAGAGCAAAATTCTTAGATGCTTTATTAGGAATTACAAATAATAAAAAGTATGATGAGTCAACTAAATTTAACTTAACTTATAAATTATTAAATGGCTCTAGAAATATGAGATACTTTAAACCTTGCTTCAAACATTATTTACTAAATCATGTAAAGTCTAGATTTGCGGAAGTGCCAGCGCCTGAATGGGAAATAGCTACTTTCTTACCAACGGCACAATGGGAAAAGTCTTCAGCAGGAAGAATATATTCAGATTCGAGGAAAACAGTAAATGGCTAGTGTAGACGAATTAAAAGCTTTGGCTAATACCAAACTAGGATTTGCGAGACCAAATAGATTCTTAGTTACATTACCATCTTTTGGAGGTGGAGGTTTATTTGGATTCTTTACAGAAGGTGCTAATCCAAGAGAACTAAATATTCTATGTTCTAACGCTACCTTACCAGCAAAATCCATACTTACAAGTGAAAGAAGAATTGGTATGGAATTTCAAAAAATGGCTTACGGTTATGCCGTTGACGACGTATCAATGACATTTTATCTTATGAATGATTACGGGGTAAAAGAATATTTTGATACTTGGAGATCTGTAGTCGTTGATGAAGGCGCGATGACATCAGGATATAAAAACGAATATGCTAGACAAGTAACAATACATCAACTAAGACAGCCATTGGCTGGTTTTAGTAAACAAGTAGGACCAATAAGGTTTAGTGGTGGAATAGGAGGAGGAACAGTTTATTCTGTAGACTTATTAGAAGCTTTCCCTGTAGCCACAAGTGCGGTTGAATTAAATAATGACCTCGATGGTTTGGTGCAATTGACTGTGACTTTTGCGTACACAAACTGGAGAAGATCGTCAAAAACACAAGGATTCATCAACATGGATATAGATACTCCATTAGGTGGAATCGACATATTATAAGGAGTACAATATAATGGCATTGCCTAAATTAAATACGACGGTACCAAAGTATAAAATCTTAGTACCATCTTTGAATAAAGAAGTGACTGTGAGACCTTTTCTTGTAAAAGAAGAAAAAGTTTTATTGATAGCTCTTGAATCTCAAGACCCCCAACAAATAGCTATGTCTATGCTTGATGCCGTAAAAGGTTGCATCATAGATGATATCGACACTGATAAATTAACCGGATACGATGTAGAATATTTGTTCTTGCAATTAAGAGCAAAGTCAGTTGGAGAAACAACTAAAGTTAACTTAAAATGCGAAAAGTGTCAAGGTGAGACAGAAGTTAATATTGATTTAACTGAAATTAAGATGAGTGGACAAACTAAAGATAATCAGATAAAAATTACTGATGACATCACAGTAGAAATGCAGCATCCAACTTTCTCTTCTATGATGAGAAATGAAAAAGCTCTTGGTACTAATACTACAGAACAAGCTTTTGCTTTAATAAAAGAATCTGTAGTATGCGTAATGACTGAAGAAGAAAGAATACCAATGAATGAAACTCGTTATGAAGAATTTCAAGAGTTTTTAGAATCAATGACTCAAGCTCAATTTGGTATGATTAGAGGATACGTAGAAAATATTCCAAAGCTTTCTCACAATGTAGAATATACTTGTTCTCATTGTAATACGAAAAATGAAATGTTACTGGAAGGAATGCAAAGTTTTTTATAATAAGTCTATCTCACACGTCGTTGCAGGTGTATTACAAGACTAATTTTGATATGATGCAACACCATAAATACTCACTCGCTGAGATAGACAATTTGATACCGTGGGAAAAAGAAGTATACGTTAATATGTTAGTTGACTTGATAAAAGAAGAAGAACTTAGACAGAGACAAGCAAATGGCTAAATTAGCAGATGTAGTAGAACAACTTAAAACCAATAATCAAACCAACGTTGACATTAACGCTGGTATCGCTGGACTTGAAAATATGTTCGGTAAATACTTTGCCGATCAAGCTCGAGTTGGATTAGAGGATCGTAGAGAAAGCGGTAAAACAACTACGAAAGCTAAAACGGCAAAAGCAGGTGGTACTACAAATAAGAGTCTTCTTAACCTAGGAGGATTTGGCGGACTAGGAGGTATACTAGCAGGAGCTGGAGTAGGTATAGGTGCGGCAGGAGCTGGAATCGGAGCTTTCTTCGTTGGACTTGCTGGAGCCGAAGCCATCATGCAAAAATTTGGCAGTGGCGATAATCTTAAAAAATTACTTACAAACTTAGGACAAGGCTTAGAAGCTTTCAGCGAAAAAGGATTTAAAGCTCTTGGCACTGTGTTGCTCGGCGGAGCATTGTTTGGTACTATAGGTAGAGGAACCGCTGCCGGAGCTGGAATAGCACTAGTAGGTGGTGGAATAGCCGCGTTCTTTACAGCTTTAGCAGCGTCAGACAAAGCCATGGAAATGATGAACAGTGGTGGTGGCGAGAACCTAGCTAAATTTTTAACAAATTTTGGTACTGCATTAAGTGCACTAGATAACGATGGAATGATAAGACTTGGTGGACTTATGGCAGCTGGTGGAGCTCTAGCTGCTTTATTTGGCGTAGGTACAGCCGCAAGAGCAGCTGCAGGAATAACTCTTATAGGTGCTGGTATCGCTGGTTTCTTTGGAGCTCTCGGTCTCGGCGACAAGTTA